AGTCAAGAAGTTTGCAGGTACAGGCTCTTGTCCTGATAATGTCAAAGTATATCCTGACAAATCACCCATAGCAGCACCTGTTACAATTGTACCACCTGATACTTCCATACCGTGTTCTAAACCACACAAGAATAAGTTTCCGTTGTTGTCTTCAACTACTACTTGTGGTCTACCATAAGAAAGTAATTTAATTTGTTTGTGGTCTACAATTGACAATTTCTTTAAAGTTAAGTTTAAAGTTTGCTCAAAGAATGTAGTACCATTTTCTCTTGAAGAAGTAATTGCTTGTTCAAATGAACTATTACCTTTCAAGTCATATTTGTATGCACTCGGAGAACCTGCAACGGCACTAATAGCATCTGTATTAGTTACGTCATAAGTTACATCTGTCATATCCCCCCAATTTACAAAGTAAACTGCCTTAAGACCACCTACTGCGTCTTTACATTTTTCTGTTCTACCTAAAGCGATTTCACAAGCCATTTTTTATATTTTTATAAGTTAATAAAAAGTTATTTAATCCAATCTTTGTTTACGTATGTTTTTAATCTATGACAATTAGCACAAAGTGTTTGAAGATTTGAAATGTTATTATTTTGTTTATTGCCATCTATATGGTCTACATCTAATTGGCAAATGTGTATTGGTATAAACCCACAATTTGAGCATTTATCTGCTACAAATATTCTATAAGGTCTTTTACTATTTAATCTTAAATCTTTACTTTTTTGCTTACATTTTCTTGAGCAAAACTTTTTATTAGTTCTTTCAATAAATGTATTATCGCAATTTTTATATTCGCAAACTTTCATAGTATTAAAAAAAGGACAGGAAGATTAAACAACCTGCCCTTTTACTTTCATTTTAAAAAAGCTAATTTTTAGTTAGCAGCGTTTGTGATTCCGTAAGTAACGATATCTTCAACGATTCCGTATTGAACAGCAGCAGTAAAACGCATTACTACACGAACGTTTTGAGAACCGTCGATAGGTCCCATATCAATTACTTGAACTTCATTTTGGTCAGATAACAAACCTGTTCCAAAGAATAAGTTAGATTTTTGAGCAGCAATAGCAGTGTTAGAAGCTAATCCGTTTGCAACAAAGATTTGCACTCCGTCAAAAGATAAAGATCCGTTGTTATACCATTGAGTTCCCATTGCATTTGTACCATTAGCTCCCAATCCTGACGCAGCAAATCCGCCTAACGCACGAACATAAGCTCTTGCGATATTTTGAGAAACGTAGATATATAAATCTTCTTTTCCGTATAAAGCAGCCGGAATAGCGTCCACAATCTTACCTAATTCCGCAACTACATTAGAAGCAGTAACTGTAGTACCTGCAACTTCGTTAGCAGTTGGTAAAGCAGCGTCAGCAGCTAATAAAGCAGCAAATCCGTTAAACTCACCTGCATTAGCAGTAGCACCTCTCCAAATGTTTTGTTCAGTTTTTTCAGCAACCTTAGCGGCAACGTGCCCGATTAAATAATCAGCAAAGCTTGGAGGCAAAGAATCGAATGCACTGTACCCCATAGAAATGCTTTCCCATGTACTATGAAAGTCTTTTTTACACAATTGTAAATTTACTTGGAATTCCTCAACTGTAAGAATTCTCTCGCTTAATGTTACAGTAGATGTAGCAGAAAAATCACAAGTAGCATCTTTAACGATACCATCAGTAGCAATTTTTTGAATTACAGATTTGTATTTAACATTAGGCATTACCTCAATTCCACCATTTTCGATAGTAGAAGCAGATAATAAAGCAGCAGAGATATATTTAGAAGCAAATTCTCCTGCATAAGTGGTAGTGATACTTGTAGTAGTAGCCATTTTTATTTATTTAGTTTATTATTATTAATTAAAAAGTTTTGCCATTACTCTATCTTGAGTAGTTAATTGGCGATTAGATGCAAATTTTTGAACTTGTGGTGCTTTTACTTCAGGTGAATGTGTTAATGGTTCAACACTTAATTCAACTTCTTTAGATTTTAAATCCTCATCAGTTTTGTCTTCTTCATCTGCAGAAAGTTTTACACCTTTCAATTCAGCAATTTCATTTCTTAATTTTTCAATTTCAGAAAAGAACATTTCTTTAGTGATTGATTCAACAATCTTTTTAGGTGCAGCATCAGCATTAGCTTCAACAACAACCTCTTCTTCAGCAGGTGAAGCAACTTCTTCTTCAGCTTCAGGCATTTCTTCTTCAGGCATTTCAATAGCTGCAATAATTCCTTCAACGTCTACCTTTAGGATGTTACCATCTTCAAGTTTGTATTCGCCAACAGGTACTGCAATTCTATCTTCACCATTAACTATGAAAACAGGCATATCCATTTCAAAAGCTTCAGCTTCTAAAATAGTCCCATTATCAAGCTTCATCTGTGCAAGACGTACTTCCATTCCAAGTAACGTCTTGATTTCGTTGATTACACTCATATTAATATTATTTTGTTTATATTTCTTTAATAAAATAAAAAAGTTTTGTTATAAATTAGGATGTTATCCGTTACTTCTAACAATAGTTTTTACACCATCAACTATAGTGATAGTAGCACCACCCTGTGATACAGTTGAACCAATTCCTTGTTCTTGTAATTCTCCTGTGCAGTTTTCAATTGCATACTTGCCATCTTTTCCAAGACAACCTCTTTTACCGCCTTTCGGACTTGTAGATTTACCCATTATTTTATAGATTATGTTTAACAATTATTTCTTTTATTTTGTTTATTAATTCTTCTTCTTGTTCTTTTTGTAAACTCATTTCTAATTTGTCAGCAAAAAGTCCTTCAATCGAAAAACCTTTTACCTTACCTGTTTTAACAAAGTCATTCCAAATAGTATCGTTGTTTACTTTCATTGAAACCATCCAAGTACCTACTGAAGCATTCAATCCGTATTTTTTAGACTTATCCATTTCAGTATCTTCTACAATCCAAGATTCAACTACAGATAAATCAGAAACTTTTTGTTCGTGTTCTAATGTAGCGTTTTTTTGGTTGCTATTCATTAAAAACAATTCACTTGCTTTTCTTACTGTAGCATCTGAAAAGAAAATGTAATACTCGTCATCACCATTTCTTCTGTAGATGTTTTTATTTGGAATTAAAGCTGCACCCATTAAGATACGTTTTTCATCATCTACTTTAGCTAATTGTAATTGTTGGTTTAAAGCAATAAAGTTTTCTTCTATTGCAGGAAACTCTACTACAGAAATAGCATCAACACCTGCTAAATCTTCTTTCTCGTCTATGATTAATTCTACTATTCGCATTTTATTTTTTATTTATAAATTAAATTATTTGGTTTTTGTTAATTTCCTATTGTAGCAGTCTTCACAATATTTCTATCTAAACTTTGAGCAGTAGTTACATCGTTACTTACTACATAAGCTTTAACAGGTGCTTGATTGCCTAAACTTTGTGCTATTTGATTTTGTCCTGAAGTACCAACTACGTTAAATGTAGGTGCAGCAGCAACAGCACCTCCTGCAGGTGTATTAATAGTAGGAGCAGAACCACCACCACCACCATTTGGTGTTTTAACTGCTAAAATAGACTTAACAGATTTAATACCACCTGCAATAGCTAAAGCAGCATTGATAGGTGCTAATACAGGTCCTACAATTGGAATACCTACAGTAGATTCATAAGCTTTTTGTGCAGATAAAAATGTAGATATTGTTGCACTTGCTACAGCAGCAGCTTTTCCTGCAGCAGTTTCTTTACCTAATAAATCAGATAACCCTGATAAAGTAGCGGCAGTAGCTTCAGCAGCTTTTAACTTTTCTTCTTTTTCTATTTTTGCAAGTAATACCCTTGCGTCCACATTAGCTTTTTCGTCATCTGTTATTTTCTTTTTAGCAGCGGCATTTTGAGCAATGTCATTTAGAAATTTATTTTTTTTATCTTCTTCTTGCTTTAAAATTAAAGCGTCTTTAGAACCTTGAACTTCATCTTCAACTTCTTGTTGTTTAGATATATAATCTTTTCTTGCTTGAAGTCTTTTATCTTCTTCTTCTGTAATTTTTTTTGTAGACTCTTTACTTGAATTAACTGACTGCTTATCTATTGAATTAATAGATAGTTGTAAACCTGCTCTATCGTTTTTTAGTTTTTCTAAAGCTTTTCTTTGTTCAGCTACAACTGCATCACCATCTTGTTTAGTTTTTACAGGGTCAAATACAAAAGAAGATAATCCTTTAAATACTTTGTCTTCTAATCCAAAATCTTTTCCTAAAGCTTTACCTACTGAATCTACAGTCTTTAAAATTAAAGTTAATGGTATACTAATAAATTTTAATATCCCTGCTAAAATTTCTTGATTCCTTCTTGCTGCTTCAGTCTGTGCTTTTGAAGTTGCAATAGATTGTTGAATTTGAATTTCAGATGCTTTTATTACTTGGTCAGTCTGTGCTATTTTAATTTTTAAAATATCCTTTTCACTTTTGCCTTGTAATTTTAAAATATTATCTTGGCTACCAATAGTGTCTAATTTTTTCTGCTCTGTATCTAAATTTTGTTTAGATATTGCATTTAAATTTTTCTGTTCAGCACTTACACTACTAACTGCCTCTTTAATGTCATCCCAATATGCGTAAATAGCACCTGCAGCGATTACAATTAGACCGATACCTGTTCCGCCAATAGCTGTTTTAATAGCATTAAATGCGTTTACACCTACTGCTTTTAATTGTTTAAACGAATCCCTTGCTTCACCAAGACCTTGCAATCCTTGAGCAATAGCCATTGCGGATTGAACCTTTAGAAGTTGTTGTTCTAAATCTTTACTTTCAACACCAACTAATCCCATTGCTCCTTGATATGCAGCAAATCCACTTGCTACACCACCCAAAGATGAACTTAACGCATTAAATTTTGCATCAGGATTGAAGGCATCAGTTAAAGCTTTAGCATCACCTATTCTGTCTTTTAAAATAGCGGCTTTTTTAGCAGCTTCTACTGCTTCTCTTGAAGTTGCACCAAACTTATCAGATAATTCGGCTACCTCTGCTTGAGCAAGTCTTAATTGTGTTTTTAAACTAACTACCGATTTTGTAGTTTCGTCAATATTATCGTTAACTTGAAGATTTACTATTTTATTTTCCATTGTCTTTTAATTTGGTTTATTCCTTTACTCCAAGTT